AACTCTGGCGCGACACAGCAGACGATAGACATATACAAGCTCGGCGCATCTACGACAACGATAAGTAAAATCGCGACGGTGGTTATACCGGCCAGTGCGGGCTATTACAGACCCTTCGGCGATTTGAATTATAATGACCGAATAAATGTCACCGACGTGGCATTTCGGAAATCGTCCACGGCTACCAATGTGTATATAGTCGGCATATACCACTAAATCAATTCCGTCGGATGCCAGGGCTTGAACCCCCTTTTGCTCTGGCATCTGGCAGGAATACAAACAGGAGGAAAAATACGATGTTAAAAAAAATATTGATTTTGACGTTGCTACTTACGCCAATTTTGCTCGGCACGAGAATAGCAACTGCCGATGATGGTGTGGCAATTTATTCCGCGAATAGCGATAAACTCGACGGTTCTGATGCGAGTGTATTTACTGGAGCGGATACGGCATTGGGTTTAGCGACTTCGACACTGCAAGGGAATATCGATGCCACAAATATCTCGACAGGTTCGCTTCGCGACGAGACAATCGTATCCACTGCGGCTATTGTAGGCGATATAGCGTCGGAGGTTACAAATCGAACTAATGCTGACCTTGCAATAGGTTTGGACACTGCGACCGTTGAGACAGATAGCATTAACCGCGATTTGGCTATTGGGCTTGATACCGCGACAATAGATACGGCCCGCGTTGATGGTGATTTGGCACTTGGATTAGCCACTGCGACATTGCAGACTGACATCACCGCACTTGAAACTTCGACTGGCACTTTGCCAGTCTTGATTATTATGGATTCCACGACATTGACAAATGCCAGTACGCGCGACATTGTATTTTCGACCGGTGTGTTTGCCACCCCCGGAAGCACGTGGAACGTTGTTTTGCCGGCAGTAGCAGGCAACGATGGTCTTTCCTTCACAATTTCAATGGGTGTGGCCGACAATGTTCTTTCCTTCGCAGTGTCCGGCGGCGGGAATATATCCGGTGTCACTCCGTTCACGGAAATTGATGCGATTTATGACTGCGCGACTTTTCAGGTGCGCAACGGCGAATGGGTTGTAACACAGAAATTAATTACGCCGTAAAGGAAATAAATGTCATTACAATCTAATGCTCTTGTTACCGTCGAAGAACTCAAGAATTTTCTTGAGATAACTGATGCGTCTATACAGACGGCGTTACTAACGATTTACAATTCGTCGAGTGACGCGTCTGCGGCTACTGCGCAGATAACGGCTGCGGGTATCACGCTAATTGTTACTGGCGGCACAAACGCCGGGACTTCAACGATAACGTTCGCCGCGCAGGATACTGTCGGCAAAATAGTAACGGCGATAAATGCGCTTAATAAGGGCTGGGTTGCGAACATACAGGGCATTTCCTCGGAGAACTCGTCGTCTCTGACGATAAAAGAGGCGACGGGTTGTCTCTTGGTGGGAAACATTTTGACACTTTACGGAGCCAATAATTATCGGCTTGAGAAGCTTATAAATTCCGCGAGCGATTTTATTGAGCGAGAAACTGGCAGAACATTCAAATCCACAGTATATACAAACGAAGAATACGACGGGAACGGGTTGCCTTCGATGTGGCTTAAACAATGGCCGGTAATTTCTTTGTCTTCAATCTCATATTTTGACCAGTACACACAGACAACGCAGCAGACACTTACTGAAAATACTGATTTTTATTTAACACTTGAATCGGGGCGGCTTGATACTACGTGTGGTGTATGGTCTCGTTCAGTCCGTAACATCCGCGCGACGTATACAGCGGGGTATGCCACGATCCCCGAAGATTTACAGTCTTTGTGCTCTCGTCTCGTCGAAATGCGATTGAATTTGAGAGGAAAAACAGGGTTTTCGTCTGTGAGAATAGGGCAATATAGCGAGGCATATTCTACAAGTAATTTGCCGCCAGATATTCAGTCGGAAATAGACAAATTCAAGCGGGTAATTTTCTGATGATACCTTTTTCGTTATTGAATAGTGTATGTACAATTCAAAAGATGGCCAGAACATTCGGGGCAACAAGTGGCGAACCGATAGAAACGTGGACAAATGCGGCGGTCAATGTAAAATGTCGCCTCGATGAAGCAAACGGTCAGGAAATAAGGACGGCGAATAATGTCTATGTCAAAGCATCGCACGTTTTGTTTATGCAGGCGGATACCGGCGGGATTGCCTTAAACGAAAAAGACAACCGCATAAAAATCGGCGCGACAGTATTTAATATTTTGCTTGTTAAAGACGCGGGCGGAGCCGGGCATCATAAAGAACTTTTGCTTGAGAGGATTTTCTGATGAGTGTCAAATCAAAAAATAATTTTGAAAAAGTTCACAAAAATGTTGACCGTGCGAATTATATGGCAATGACAAAAGCAGTTCTATTTTGCGAGGGACAGGCAAAGAAGAATTGTCCAGTTCTTACAGGCCGCTTAATGTCCAGTATTTTTCACCGTGTTACTTTTCCTGTGGCGAACACCCTTAAAGGTGAAATTGGGTCTAATGTTTTTTATGCGCCTTACGTCGAGTTTGGAACATCAAAACAGTCGGCACATCCGTATCTTCGCCCAGCGATTGACGAGAATGTAGGGCGTATACAGCAGATTTTTGCCGATGAAATTAAAAAGGTGATATGATAGAAACCGACTTATACACTTACTTGAAAAGTTATGCAGGGCTGACGGCACTTATCGGCACAAATATTTTTCCGTTAGTTAAGCCGCAAGGAATTTTAATACCGTATATACTTTTTCAGAAAGTGTCTAATAAAAGAGAAACAACGCACGGTGGTTTCGCTACATTACAAAAATCACGTATTCAAATTGATTGCTTTGCAGATAGATATATCACAGAAGGTTCGACGATAGGCGCAAAAAATATTGCTGAAAAAGTTATTGAGGCAATAGAAGCGTGGCCGGGCGCGAGTAAAATTCAGGCAGTTTTGCCAGAGAATGAAACAGATTTTTACGAATCAGAAACACAAATATACCACATACCGATTGATTTCTTCGTCTGGTATGGTGGATAAAAACAGGAGGTAATTAATATGGGTGGTAAATCAGGATACGGAACTATTTTAGCAAAAGGTGCTGTGGAGATAGCGCAACTGACGAATATAGGCGGGTTGGATCTGAAAGCCGACTCTATAGATATTTCAACGCACAGTTCGGCTGACGGATTCAGGGAGTACATTCCAGGGATGAAGGATGGCGGGGAAGTGCCTATTGAAGGCCTTTTTGACCCATCAGATGCAGGACAAGTGGCCGCAATAACAGACATAGGAGCTGGCACTTCGGCGGCATATACAATCACTTTTCCGGAAGGTTCTTCGATTGCTTTTACTGGTTTTTTAATCGGCGTTAAAAGTGGTGCGCCCTATGATGATAAAATGTCTTTTTCAGGGACTTTGAAAATCAGCGGCAAGCCTATATTTACAGGAGGTACAACGTTATATTCGGCGACGTTTACGGTTACGGCAGCAGCGGGCGGTACTGCAATTTCTGGCGCGACAATCGTTTTCCATAATCAAACAAAAACGACAGATGCGGCGGGGCAGGCAGTATTTATTGGTTTACCTGCAGGAACTTATGTATATGGTGTGGATAAAGACAGTTACGTCGGTGAGTCTGACGCTGTGGTGGTAACAAATGCAAACATCACACCGGCTGTGACGTTGGCACTGGAATAATAAATACTCGTCAGGGCGGGGTCGTAATGGCTCCGCCCTGCGGAATAGAGGAGAGGCTAATGAGTAAAACTGCAAAATATATTAACATCGAACTTGATAAACCGAGGCGGTTGCTGTATACGCTCGGCGCAATGGCGGAATACGAGCGAATAACCGGCAAGAATTTTCTTGATTTACCGACGGAAAAAATCACAGCTACGCTTTTGCTTAACGTCCTTTACGTCGGACTGAAGCACGAAGATAAAAGTTTGACCGTTGAAGAAGTCGGCGCGATGATAACCGTCGAAAATTTGTCTGCGATAAAAACAAAAATCGCAGAGGCGGCCAGCAGCAACAATCCTGAACCGATAGAAGGAGAACCAAAAAGCCCCCCGGCGGAGCCGTCCCCCGTTTAATTGATTTATGGGCGGTCGGGCGGTATGACTTAGGACTTTCTGATGATGATTTTTGGAATTTGACGTTAAAGGAATTTGACGCGCTCTGCAAACGCAGAAAACAGGATGAACGAAGACAGGAATCGCACTCGGCGCTGATTGCCTGTATGCTTTATAACATTCACCGTGGTAAAGGTTCGGCAAAAAATATTCAGGATTTTATGAGCAGAGAAATGACAGTAAAGAAAAAACAGACAACAGAAGAAATGATTGCGGCGGCAAAATTCATCACGCGCGCGCTCGGAGGCGATATCAAATGCCAGAAGTAGCCGGTTTGTGGATGTCACTCGAATTAAAATCAGGCAACTTTATGAATGATATGAAGTTGGCCGAAGCGCGCTTTGATAGAACTAAAGAAGCCGCTGAAAAAATCGGGCAAACTCTTGGGAAGTTAGGTTTAAGTTTTGCCGCCGCTGGTGGTGCTATCGTCGGAGGATTGAGTTTAGCTATTGTAAAAACGACCACGCTGGCCGACGATATAGATGAGATGTCTCAACGCACAGGGATGTCTACAAAAACATTACAGGAAATGAGGTATGTGGCTGGGCAGACAGGCACATCACTTGCGGCCTTAGAGGTTGGCTTCAAACGAATGGCGGTAGTGATTACTGATGCAGATGAAGGGGTTGACCTTGCGGTGCAATCGTTGGCCTATCTCGGTTTATCTGTGTCTGACCTGAAAGGATTAAATCCCGACGAGCAATTTAACAAATTGGCTAATGCTCTCGCCCGTATCGAAGACCCAACATTGAAAGCATCTCTGGCCGTTGACCTTTTCGGACGGAGTGGCACAGCGATTTTACCCGCGCTTGCGGACGGTGCGTCTGGTTTTCAAAAAATGCGCGACGAGGCAGAAAAGCTCGGGCTCGTAATGAGCGAAAAAGAAGTAAAAGCCTTTTCTGAAGTAAAAGACAATCTCGACGCATTAAAAATGAGTGTCGGAGTTTTTGCTGTTAAAATTTCTGCTGCTTTATTGCCGACGATAATAGAGTGGATGGCAAAAATAAAAACAATAATCTTGAATATTAAAAATTGGATTGATAATCATCAAATGCTTTTTAATTCTCTCATTAAAATTGTCGGTGGTGTAGGACTTGCAGTAGGAGTTTTTGGAACCTTACTAACTGCGATTAGCGGGATATTGTTGGCATTACCTACTCTTACGGCAGCGTTTTCAATTCTTGCCGGGCCGGTAGGTTTAGTTATCGCTGCTATTGCAGCTCTTGTCGCCGCCGGAGTTTTGCTATATAAAAACTGGGACGCAATAAAATATTACGGTGTTCTGACGTGGAATCTGCTCAAGGTTACAATTTTGTCTGCGATAGATGGAATTATTTCCGGCTTAATTGCTCTCGTCGGACAAGTCCCTATTATCGGCGCGAAATTAAAAGCCGCACACGCCTCACTCGGCGCACAAATCTCGGCACAGAATAAAAAAATAATTGATAATGACGTGGCGTACGAGGCACAAAAAAATAATGAGAAACTTGCTAATTTACAAACTCATCTCGCCGCGAAAACTATGATGAAACAAATCGCCGCACAGACAGATGCAGAATTTCAGGCACAAATGGCAGAGACAGATGCGGCATTGCGCGAGGGATACGACGAACAAGAAATTGATGCCTACAATGCAAAACTTGCTACATTTCAAGACGCATTTCTAAAATTTATTAACTGGAATTTAGGAGTGCAGGATTCTTTAAGTACTGGCTTTCAGTATATGTTTACGAATATCGGCAAGGGCGCGAATATATTCGTCGAGGGGATAGATAAAATTTACAAAGGATTGCGGGACGGAGTTATAAAATATCTCTCGGATATGGCGGCGAAGTGGATTGCCGAGCATATTGTCATGGCAGTAGCAACAAGCCACTGGAAAGCAAAAGAAATATCTGCTAATGCCGCAGTTGCCGCTTCAAAGGCCGCCGCTGCCTCTGCGTGGTCTCTCTGGGGCGCGCTCGCCATAGGCGCGGCAATAGGCGTTGGCGTGATGGCGATGGCTAATAAGTTTGAGGGCGGCGGTATAGTTCCCGGCGGTTCTTTTGCAGGCGACAATATCCCTGCAATGGTAAATTCCGGCGAAATGATACTCAATAAAAATCAACAGGCGACACTTTTCAAAATGGCGAATACTGGCGGTGGCGGAAACGGAACAACTGAACAGAATATTTACATAATGCTCGACGGAAAAACGATAGCAAAAGCGACGGCACAAAACTTACCGTCGATATTGCGGCTATATGGGGCGGCATAATGGGCGATATAGGCGACATCATCACTCTCGATAAAATCGAAATCACTGGTGGAAACGACATAAAGGGATATTTACAAATTGGTACTCTCAATGTTGAGGATGAAATCAATGCACGCACTACAATGAGTTTAGCTCTACGCGCGCCCGAAGGCACTTTTGAGGAAGTTGTATTTGAGGATTACGGCAGTATCACCGGCCCGGCGACTTTATTTGACGATTACGGTGATCTGGGAGCATTATGAATGAGGACTGGGGAAATTTATCACCATTGCCTGAAATTGCGGCTAATCTGACAGCAGGATTGCCAGTCTCCGTTACTATTTTACGCAATGGGGTTTCTGAACTATTATTCGCAGGTACTTTTGACACGGTAAAAGAAAAACGTGTTGATGGTTTACAATCCACATATATTGATTATGCTATTTCTTGCGCCGACCAGCATTATATCCTCGACAAAAGAAAAGTCGCAAAAGCATATATCGGCCAGACAATTTCTTTTATCGTCAACGATATTTTGACGGAATATCTGGCCGACGAAGGTGTGACGCTTGGTTATCTCGCGCCGACTGCTGCCGATATAGTAATTGCCGAGGCGGTATTTAATTATGTGCCTGTAAGTGATGTTTTTAAGCGCATCGCAGATAAAATTGGCGCGGTTTGGTATCTTGATTTTGACAAAAAACTTTACATCAAAGAACGTTGGGAAGAAGTTGCGCCGTGGAGTATTACGACAACAAGTAAATTCCGTGACTTTGAAGTCGAAAATCATCGTGAACAGTACCGGAATACTCAGTATATTATAAAAGGGCAAGCAGAAACCGACACGCAGACAGAACAACAGATTGCCGACGGTGAAAAAATTGCTTTTCTACTCGGATATGACATCTCGCGCGTGCCCGCGGTTTATGAAAACAATGTAGAAAAACTTGTCGGCATAAAAGACGTTGACACGGGTAAGGATTATTACTGGAACGAAGGCAAAAACGTCGTTACTGCGGCGGTTAAACCTGCGGCCGGTGTAGTTGTAAAAGTGGTTTATATAGGAAGATTTTCTACTGTGATAAAAACGTCAAATGCTTCTGAAATCGCGGCGCGCGCTTTTATTGAG